CGTAGCAGTGGCACGCGTATCAGGCAGCGTGACCTCGAGGTAGGTGCGGAACATGAGGTCGGCATTCCGGTTGACGACCACGACAGACCGCTGACCGTACGTCGGTGCACCCGTGAAGTTCACACGCATGGCCTCCATGGCGAAGTTCGTGTGACGCTTGTACATCACCTTCCAGAATGTGATGTGAGGGTTTCCGGTGATATAAGCATCTTGGGCACCATAGGCGACAAGTTGAAGAAGACCTCCACCCATTGTGTTTATCTTTTGCGAGGATATATTCTTCTGCGATTGAACAATGAGGGAACCGCAGGTCGAGCGGTTTTGTAGGTGTATCAAGAAGGTCAAAAAGACCTTTCGCGGTCGGGAGGGCCCTGCGATTGCCATCTGCACCAAATCAATCTTACAGAAGCGGCGGAGGACCATACGTAAGGTAAGGTGTCGCAAGCACCTCCTTGTGACCCAGCCGATGAAGGGCGGTGAGATGATTGCGATGGGGGCAGATACACCAGTGTTCTACGATACACGATTCAAAGATTCGTCGTTTCCAGATCCGAGTGATGTTGAGAGTTTGCTGCTTGAATATCCCGCCCTAGCAAACCCATCTGACGATACGTGGTTAGTTGATATGCTCAAAAAGTATCGTCCCGTAGTTCGTTTAGTGCCCGATGAGGGCGAGGAACTGCCTATACATACAACCATTAAGGAGTGGCTTGAGCCAAGCACGGGTCCGTATCTCGATAGCTACGTGAAGATGCATACAAATGTATACGTGGAAGATGGACTTTACCTTGTAGACATTCCAAGCACATACAAAAGCGTACCCGCAGGGAATTTGAAGGACAAACTTGGTTTAGCCACGAAGAATGGTCAGGATGAAACATGGCATGGTTTACTCACGCGGCATCAAAAGGCAGATATTTCCAGATTAGAACCCCAACAGAAAGTCTCCTCAATGAAGGACATCTTGAAAACACTGCTTCATATCGACGGGAGATTCGTTCATTACGACCTCCACATGGGAAATGCGGCGATCATGGATGACGGAACTGTGGTCATTCATGACTTCGGGCGTTCCAAGATACGAGATTTTCTACAGAAACACACTGATTACAGCGTGAGTTATCCCAAGAACTATAACGAACGCATCTTTCGGGCCGATAGCATCCACGACATTGCCGATGACAGTGAGTATAGTATGAAGTATGGACAGTTCTTCTACATTGCTAGGTATTTCGTAAAGGAGAAGGGTGGTATAGAAGCCAAAGGATTCAAGTCCTGGCTCGATGCGAGTAGTTATGACCCAGCCCATCCAGAGAAGAACCTGATTAAGGATAGGAATCCACGTGTGATACCAGAAGACGGCAGAGTTAATCTCTATGAAGTCAAGGAGGATCTTGAGTATGATGAAGTGACGAAGATAGAGACAATTGTGCGTTGGAGTGCTGAACACGGACCCTACTACATGGAACCGAAGTATGAAACACGGTATCATCAAATCGCCAGAATCTTCGACATCCTCTCTGTTCTCAAACCTCTACATGACTACATGGGTACGCAGTTCACCGAAGCATCGCGGGCCGCAAGGGATCTACTTATGGCTATTCATTCTACCCCTCCTACGGCTTCAGCTGAACGGGTCCGTGAAATTCTCGTTACCCACAAGTTGGTAGACAATAGTACAATGGAAGCCGACACTGCAGAAGCTGACGCATATTGGAAGTCAGTCAACCCTGCCCGAAATGGTAAAATGAAAGGACCTGCCCCTACGGAACCTGAACCTACAATGCCAGTTCAAGTTGCAGGGGCTGTCGTGGATGAATGGGACTCGGAGTATGGTGGACCAAAAACACTAGAAGCGGAATCTGCCTTAAAAAGGAGGATGACAGACGAACAGCTGAAGAAGGAGGCAGCTGAACCAGTGCCGGACTTCAAGGGACATCCTGAGATGGCGGATATCGTAGCGGCTACAAAGAAGGAACCTGTAAAGGTGGCTGGACGTCGTTCCTTCAAGAAGAAGCTGCCCCGACTCGTGTAAGGGCTTCCTGACATGCCATCTGCTCTGCCTTCTTCCGCGTAGTCCCTGCACCGACTCCATATACCTTTCCAGTTACAAACACAGCTACAACAATCTCGTTCTTTTTCGGGTCATTCGATCGCATCTCATACTCCGGTGTGCACTTGAACTCGCGTTGACAATACTTCTGAAACAGGTCCTTGAAATTAGTCGTAGATGCGACGATTTCATCGATATCAAGATAGGTCTCCATTACAGTGGTCACGAACGGGTACACAACATTAAAGCGGTTACCGCAGTCTGTCCACAAAGCCCCCAGAAAGGCTTCGAAGATGTCACCCAGCTTCTTGGTGTTTGAACGCCCAGCAATCGCAACCGAATCCTCATTATGGCGAGAGATGACATAGAACTTATTCAACCCTAACTCCTTTGACAGCCCCCCGATACGGTCATTATTGACGAGCTCCTTACGGGCGTCCGTCAAGAATCCCTGCTTCTTCTCGGGGAACTTCTTGCGTAGATACGTCGCGATACAGGCACCGAGGACTGCATCACCTTCAAATTCCAAACATTCGTAGCTTTCGTCTTGGAGTGGCATCGTGCCTGGGGGACAGGGGGCAAGGACGGCGGGTTCACCGTCAGGCGTGGTGTATTCAGAACGTCGAACATATGTGGTGTGAACCATCGCGGTCTGAAATACCTTCCTGTTAGATACGCGGTAATGAGGGAGTCCATGACGGCGTAGAATGCGGTGGATATCATCTTCGGTAAATGTTCGATTGGAGGCATTGTAAGGTGAGTACATGAGATCTCTTCTCATTCATCGGGTAAATTCGTTTTTGTCAGCCCATAACAATGAAGACGCGTCGGGCCGGGTTCTTAGGCATCAAGAAGGCAGTGAAGTCTGTGTTCCAGACGAAGAAGCAGAACGCCCGTATGTATAAGTTATCACGCAAGCGTCAGCTCAAGCGGTTGCAGAAGCAGGCTGAGGAAAGTCGCCGTAAGCACACGGCCAGAATCGCAGAACAAAAAGAGGCCATCGAAAACGCGGCGTATGGAGGGCGTTAAGTTTCCGTGAGAGACAACAATGGGACAGGCCCAGTCGTTTGCGTACAATGTCGTTCGAACTCCGCAAACAGCACCGCCAGTTGAGACCTGTATTGTAAATGTAGCAGATTGTAGATATGAGAGTCCGAAGCGAAAAGACGTAGCCGTCGGCTTCGTATTCTTCAACCCGTCAAAGTCGAAGCGAATGGTGATGAACTATCTCTACACAATTGAGAAGCTCAAGTTCGCGAAGATTCCCTTCTACACGATTGAACTTGTCTTCGGTGAGCCCGAGATCGAGCATGCGTTTCATGTGCGTGGATCAAGCGTGTTGTTTCACAAGGAGCGGCTCTGTACGCTGCTTGAGAAGCGTATTCCCTGCTGGTTCAAGAAGATCCTGTTCCTCGATGCGGACATTATCTTTGGGAATCCAAAGTGGTATGAGGAGATCTCGCTGTTGCTTGACAGCTATCAGATCGTTCAGCCGTTCTCAACGTGTGTCTGGTTGGATGTCGAATACACTCGCGTTACGCAATCGCGGCTGTCCGTTGTCTACATGGACCGGGCAAAGGTCTACAATCCAACCTATCATCCCGGGTTTGGATGGGCATTCCAACGTAAATGGTTCAAGGACGTTGGCTTCTACAGCTATGGGATTACGGGAAGTGGCGATACGTTATCTGCAGCTGCGTGGTTAGGTGTTAAGTTCTCCCCTACCTACCTCCGTCCAGCATTCCAGAAGAGCTACGAAGAGTATTCGCAGATGATCGCACCGAAGGTCTCGTGTGCAACGGGGACTGTGTATCACCTGTGGCACGGAACTGCGAAGAACCGCAAGTATGTCGACCGGCATCGTATTCTGGATGGAGTCCGCGATGTGCGATCCATCTTAGAACCAAATAAGGACGGTGTATGGGAATTGACCGACAAGGCTGTCGAGGCGAAGATGCGGGAATACTTCGACTCTCGTGAAGACGATGGCGTTTAAAGATTTTCTTCGTCCATTACATACGATTGATGCGAAAAGGTTATCACACTCTCGCCCTTCAAGTTGTTCAGCTCCAACAGTCTCTCTCCTGTGCAGTTACTCGAATTCAAAGAGGCTTCATGCCACTACAAAATGTCAAAACTGCACAGAAAGACCTGGATGACTTGAAGAGGTTGCTTCTTCTCATTGAAAAAGAAGAGGTGGCTTACGAGACAGCCGTACCTAAGAAATAATGGAGGTAGCAGCTGGATTGAGTGTCGCATTGATCGCGGGGTTTGTTCTGTATTTGTGTCGGAATCACTCCAACTTTGGCAGTTTGAAGAAGTCGTCGTCGAACATGAGCCTTGCTGAAATGGTTCAGGATGAGGATCCGGTCGTCTTCAGGTCAAAGCCGAAATCAGATCCAACCAATTTAGGCTCATGACGACGCACAATCTCACCCATAACCTCCTTTCCCTTCTCGCCTAGAATCTCCGTCAGATACTGTTCAAGATCCTTCTTTGATAACGTCCATCCCTTCTTCCACTGATTCGGTCGCTTGACCGAGAACATCATTTCCGACTCTTTCAACTGAATTGAATTTGGCAACTCTGTATGTGCATACAGGGCTGCGAGATCTAGTTCGATGGTTCGTCGGTTATCACGTAGCTCAGATGCCTGGGCATTGAGTTCATTGAGATTCTTGGTAACGCGAACATACTTTGACAGAACACGAGTGAGGGCCTCCATTTGCCTTTCTTTTTCGCAACAAGGAAAGTATCCGTTTTAAGCAAGGGATGTTCCTCTTCGATGAGGACGAGATTGAACGGTTGAGAACCGTCTATAACAAAGAACACCCTCGTGAACCACAAATCGAGAAGACAGATACCAAGGCTGTCTGGGCAGAACTTAAGCGTCGTCTTCATTCGAAGTGTAACGACGGTAACCCGACCTGTATTGTCGGTTCTATGATGAAGCGTCCTCGGGCCCCCGAATCATGGGATGCGAACCGAACGGAGTGGCTGTCGTCTGATGACATTGACAAGATTGAGAACGAGTATGAGCGAGTGATTGATGACTACTACTTTGTCGGATGTGTGCCTATTGACTTTGATTTGAAGTCTGAGATGTCGAAGTGCATTGTGTCTACATTATGCAGTCTCAAACTCGATACACTGCGAAAGAAGGGATACCGCCGGGTTGGCATCGTGTTCAATACTGATGTTCACGATGGACCGGGTCAGCACTGGATTGCGGCGTTCTTGGATATGCGTGATGAACTGATGTATCCTCGCATGACTTACTTTGATTCGTATGCCCGGAAGCCGGAGAAGGAGATTCAGCGATTGATGTTTCGCTGGAAGGATCAGCTGGATTCTCATGGAGGTGCCCCGATGAAGCTAACCTACAACACGACGCGGCATCAGTTCAAGGATTCGGAGTGTGGGATGTATTGTTTACTCTTTCACCGTGCATGTTTACTTGGTATCTCAATGAAATCACGCGTGAAGGATGATGAGGTCAATGCGTTGCGTGATTTACTGTGGAGGCGTTCTAAAAAATAAGAAGGAGAATCAATGGAAGTACTTGTACTGGGGGCACTCGTCACAGCGGGATACGTCCTCTATACAACCGAAGAGTCCCGGCCAGAGGAACGGTCAAATACACTGGTGGACTATTACGTGCAGGGAAGCACGTTCGAAGACTTGACTATGGCATTGTCA